GCCTATTTCAACAATCAGTAGCCACCCCCGGGACTAGTGATTAAATTTGCGAGAGCTTTACGCAAATTGGGTATCGCTTTTAATTGTGCGAGATATTTAGGAGATTGTTTTACCAACCAAAAAGGATTGGTTTCTTTATAGGGGCATGAGTAGGTGTTCCAATAATGTATCCACTCCTTGGGGAACTCCAAGGGGAGCACTATTGGTCCGAAACCGACTTTCTTTAGAATCGATTCACATTCGATCTGCTTTGCCGTATCTATCTTGTACAGCTTTTCGACTAGCAGTCGTGTGCCTAATCCAGGCTCTACCTCTACAGGTAAGTTCAGCATTGCTGCTTGTAGTTTGGATCTTTCCCACTGATCCATGCCGAATAATATCCGGTCCTCAATAACTACTTTATCTGTCAATTCCAGGATTCTCCTACCTAGAGTTGATAATAGGGGGCACCCATTGTATTGATAGCACAATGAGTAGCCTCTAGCTCGGAGCAACTGTAGTTGCGTCTTCAAATTAGCATTCACATATTTCTTTGACACGAGGCCTATCCTAGCAATGACTTCTCTTGGGTCAGCCACCACTATAAGATCCTCCATGTCATATACTTGGCCACAGAATGATGCTTCGGAGAGAATCTGAGTCGACTCTATCTTTATATCAATTCCGAGTTTTGCGTATTGAGATGTAGTTGGGTCCAAATGGGGATGACGACTTGCAAACAGGCCGTCGTCACCTTCTACCACTCCTCTAACATCCTCCTCTCTCAATCCATTTTCATGGGCTAAAAACAGGTAAAACATTAAATTCATGAATCCATTCGACATTGATGTATCCATCTCACCACTCATTCTTGTGGCTTGTACTATGATTGTGAACATTTTAAACTGGCATACGTTCTTACCAGCTTTATACTTCTTTAAAAATTCATCTAAATGTTGCCAACGCTCCGTGTGTCCTACCATGTGTTTAAATAGTCGATACTCCCCACCCATCATAAGCTCCTCATCAAAGTGTGCTTCATAGGATGTGGCATCGGTGGCCCTATATGAGGTACTGCCTCCTTCAAAATCGGAAAACAGCTGTTTCAGGAACAATGGTCTCTCTGAAACTGGGACCTTTTTTATAAACCATGGCATTTGGAATAAGACATCCGAAATCGCCTGAACTATTGGCCCGAAGAAGCATTTAGCCTCATCGACCCGGGAATTTATTGCACGTGGAAATTTGTATGATGGATATGTTTCATCCTTCCAGAATGATTTTATTTTATTCCATCTTTTATTTGGTCGCCCGTCGGATTTTGCCCAGGCAGTTCTTAATTCTTGTTTCCGACCTTGAGAGTAATCAGTTGCCTCCAGCCACGTGTCGAAGGTCATTATCTCATCAAGGGGTTTTAGGTTTCTTTTTAACCATAAGTCTATAAACCGATAAAACTTACGGCGCAGATTTCTATCATGCTTTGGTGGCTCGAATCCAAATCGTTTAGCCACGGCACCCAATCCTGAGAAAGGGCAGCCAGGGTCCGGCCTTGGGGGTGTAGCTCCATGAAGATAAAGCGGCAGAGTTTTTGAAATTATTGTCCTATATTCTCTAAAATTTTGAGTGTGACTCGTATTTAAACGACCCACCCTCAGAGATTTTTTGACATTTGGCATTTTCAGTATTGGAACTTCTGACATTCTATATCCATGAAAGTACATGACCGGATCCCGGCGTTTTAAAAATCCGAGATTGGACTGAAGGGGTCCTTGGTCGCCATGGCTACCGCCACATTAAATGTCGCCCTGGACACAGAAATTCCTTCAGTCATTATTTTGGTGAGTGTATCAGTGAACGTACCGTTTGTCTCCAACACACGGATAGCCCTTTCAACAGATTGGGCAGCCCCACCAGGTGCATGCACAATTCTGCGATTTAACAATTCCCTCAACATCCCTACTCCTAGGCAGCGTACGCCGAGAGTATAGCCAGGAAATAGAGTCTTGTCAGGATCCGACAGACCCCACCTCTTGACGAGGGGGTGATTCTTCAGGTTGTAATCCCTGGGATTGGTGAGAGGTGTAAAATCAAAATACCCACGCTCTGGTACATTGAGCAAACCAGTGAACAAACAATATCTGGAAACTCCGTCCTTAGGCAAGAGGTAAACCACAAAAATCGGAATAGTGTCCACAACCCACTGGTTGTCGAACACCTCATCTCGATCTGTGCGCTGTCTCTGGTCCGCGACAAGATAAAATTTGTTAAAAGGAATTAGCCGATACTCAACCTTCTCGATTCTCTCAAAAGGGTCCTCCAAATCAAACATTGGCAAAATATAGCCTGATTTGAAAGATTTACCCCCGAAATAGTCGAGTTGTGGTATAAAATGATGCCAATCCTCCTTTACTGGATTACCCAACAAGAAGCTTTGAATGGGAAAAGATTGATTTGGCGCGCAGGGATACACTTTTAACTCTGTGCAACAGTCAACGCCATGTCTTTTTGGAAAATAAATCATCTTACTAAGATTGCCATGTTCGACAATCCTATTAGAGACTATTATATCATCAACTTTAGATTGGAATCGCAAGGCCTTAAAGTTGAGTAGTTCTTCAGCGCTCTGAAGATCCTCCAGCGATGGGGGGGGAGGTGGCCCAGGCGGGGCAGAATTTGCAGGAGGAGAGCCTCCACCACCCGAAGGCGGTGCCCCAGAATTCGGGGTCCCATTGGAGGGGGGGCCACCTGGCGGGTGGTAATAAGTGCAGGAAGAACCTTTCTTACAACCGGCCGGTGTTAATGCAAATTTGCAGGTTTTTGGATTGGATAAGCTAGAGGATTGGTTAGGAGATGATGCAACTCGATTATTCACATGCTGAGCTTGGGCTAACGCCATGGCCAACGAACCGACCAGTGCTGCTTGTTTTTGTGAAGGATTGCCTCCTTTTCCTTTCCCTTTGCGTGGTCCTGGGTTCGGCTCCACTCCGACCAAAAAGTTCTGACAGCTCCTCACCCACTTCCGATCCAATCGAAATCGTGCGTAAGAAACATATCTCCTCTTCAATCTTTGTGTTGCATAAGCAGGTCCCGGGTTATCCTCAACACCGATCAAAAAATCTGGATCTGTTCTGATATCCCGAATAGTAAAGGACAGAATCAGTATGCAGACTACAGGCAAAAACAACGCCTGATTTTGATATAAACAATAGATCAGTATTAAGAAAAATAGCAACAAAGTTGCCCCCAGGCCCCGAAGAACCCATTTCCTAACAACACGGATGAACTCCGTATTATTCTTCACAATCTTGCTCTTAAAGCGCAAGAAAGCGGCATCTGCTGCAGCAGGCATCTGGTTTCCTACCAGGCATTCCTCTAACCCACTTACTGTAACTGTGGATTGGGTTCTGTTCGGATCATCGGATCCGGTCACACAGGGGTGGAAAGTCCCTGCGCTACGGCTTATATTGGGGGGAGTTTTAGCTTCTCCCATGGTTCGGCATGACTTAATCTTATTGGGATTTTGTTATGCGTTTTCGGTTGTCACCTAGTCCCTGCCGCAAGAAGATATGGCTTCTTCAAGAGCAAACCGAGATATCACTCCCGATAAGGATTTCAGGTACTTGCCGCCTCGTTATGTAGAGCCAGCTCTACACTATGAATCAAAGCGATCTTTCCCCTAATGTTACAAGGTTGCGGTCGTTCCACACCGCTACTAAACACAACCCTACTTCCACAACAGCATTTTGGGGCCAATAAAAGGGATGGCACGAACTAGTCAATGCTACATCTTACTTCTCAACTCCCCTACTCTGCTATTATAGGTTCTTTGTTATGCGTTTCGCTAGCTCATCCGTACACTCCTGTTCCATCAATCATTGATGTAGCTCACACCCTTTCGGCAGTTTGCCACCAATGTCCGAGATTTCGGCTCTATTGATGTAGAAAGTGTCTATAGAACAAGCCTCAGTCGCTTGCCAGGCGACCTAATGCTTCCCGGCCACTGACACAGTGGTTGCGGTTTGTGTGTAAATTCAGACTACACACTAGCCTCCCTCTCAGTAGGAGAGGGTACTTCCTAAGTCGTTACAGCTCACCGCAGGCCCATGTAAACATGAACCCATCAGCTCGCATTTTCAACCACGCGACTTCTACCTTAAATCAGGCGCAACTGTCCCCGGTTACCGAAACAATTGGAAGATCAATACAGC